TGCACTACAGATTGCCATGGGTAAAATGCCAGATTATCGCTGGCAGCCGTCTCAAGACTTTGCAATCAAGTCTGAGTCTGCATTGGAGGTTTGGACTGAAGTACGTAAGACCAAGCTTAAAGCCGAAAACGCTAACTACAAAGCTGCGAAAGTATCTGACATCGATTACGGTGTTGTTACTGTCGACTTGCTTGTTGGCGCATAAGGAGAGTTGAATCATGGCTTTCACTGATAAAACTCGAATCGGTAGTTCCCACCAGAAAAAGCATAACTGTCAAGCAGTTATTCAAGTTAGCTCTGAAGAATACAAAGAGTTTAACGCTGCTGGAAACTACCTGGTAGTAAACCTACCTCCGCTGGCCATTGTAGTTAACGCTTACGTTCATACGCTTGTAGCGTCTGACGCAGGTGCAGTAGCTCTTGGTACAACTGAAGGCGGAACGGAAATTATGAGCGTTGGCGACTCTACTATTGTAGGTGAGTCTGGCTCTTTCACTGGTCAAGTAGCAACAGGCACAGGTACTCCGCTGTACATGTCTCTTGCAGCTGCGGCTACTGAAGGTAATTTCCTGGTTGTTGTTGATTATCTGGAATTCACCAAGAATACCGGTGAGTATACCAAGATCAACAAGTAAAGCAAATAGCCTTTGGCTTGATGCATAAAGGCCGCTTAATCTTGAGCGGCCTTTATTTAGAGGTGTAGTTAATGGCGACTCGAATAGAGAAAATACTTTCAAACGCCAGGCTAACACTGGCCGATCCAAATAAAGAGCGTTGGGACGATTCAACTCTTATAGCTATACTTAATGAAGCTCAGATTGACTTTTGCCAGCAAACTCAAATGCTTCATACACGCATTAATGTACCTATCTTTGCTGACAACCCTTATTTTGAATTGCCAGACAACTGCTGGCAATTGACCCGCGTACTTTACAAAAACAGCGTTATTCCTTTAGTTACTCACCAAGAACTTGACTCTAGCAACGCCGTTGATTTGCGTAGTTATGCTAGCTTGTCTATTTCTGGTGAAGATTGGGAAACTCATAAAGGCGTACCTGCAGCTATTGTTTATGATCGAGCTAATATGCTGGAAGGTAAAGTTTACCCTATTCCAGATGAGCGCTTTAGATCAGAGCAAGATGTAGGTTATTTAGGTGTAACTGCTTCTGTTGAAGGTGCAACACTACTTAGTGATTACGGTGTTGTTACAGATGTACTAGACAGTGATTCAGTAGACATACAGTACGATGCAATTTTTGGTGTAGTTTCTAACTTTAGATTAGAAGACATTGTTTCATACCTTAAATGCTATTTTCTAAACAATCCAGCTGACTTAGTTGATGCAACTAGTGTGCCTAGCATACCTAGTATGTACGATATTGCACTTAAATTTTATGTTTGCGGTCAAGCGTTCATGAACGACATAGATACCGGTTATCAGCAAAAAGGCGGTGATCAAATGCGTATTTATGAACGGCATATTAGAAACGCTAAAAAAGATAGTGCTCATGATTTTACTAGAGCTGGACAATTTGAAACAACGTATAGAAGCGGTGTATAATGAAGCTACAACGGTTTGATGGCGGCATAGCTAGTCGCTTAGCTCCTCAACTGTTAAATATTAATCAAGGCGCTGTTTATGAAAACATAGACAATGCTACAGGCATTCTTACACCAGTAAAAGACAAGCTTGCTACAGCTATTGAAGTAGAAAAATACGCTAAGTACTTTGTTTCAGAAAACGAGTGGCTTAGTTCAGCTATACCAACTGATTACTTAGAATTTCAAAAAGTAATGTACTCTACAGACAGAGTAACCGCTCCGCAAAAGTATTCTAATGGTGTGTCTAACAACTTAGGTATAGTTAGACCTGTAACTGCTAGTGCGGTAGCTAAAGTAGAATCTAGCACTAACCTTAGCGGTACTTATCAGTATGTTTATACGTACTATAATTCTACAGATGGTACAGAATCAGCGCCAAGTAAAATATCCGCAGAAGTAACAACAACAGATACTAAGCTAAGTGTAACTTTACCAAACACTTCAACAGATCCACAAGTTACACACAAACGTCTGTATCGCGTTGGTGGCTTAGCTACTCAATTTACATTAGTTGTACAGCTAAATAAATCTACAACTACTTATACAGATGATTTACCGTTTGCAGAATTAGACGGTAGGCAGCTAGAGTCAGATAATTATTATGAAGCACCAACAGGTTTAAAATACTTAGTTGAGTCTTACGCAATGTTGTTTGGAGCAGTTGGTTCATCTTTGCGATTTACACCAATTGGCGTACCTAATGCTTGGCCTCCAGAGTTTGAAATACAATTTGACCAAGATATAACTGGCATTGGTGCTGTCGCTAATGGCATTCTTGTATTAACAAGATTTAAAACATTTATTGTTGTTGGTACTGGTCCAACTACATTGTCTCAACAGTCTTTACGTGGTGATCAAGGTTGTATAGCGTTTGAGTCAATTAAAGAAGTAAAAGCAGGCATGATTATTTGGGCCTCAGAAGATGGTTTGTGTGCATCATCAGGTAATAACGTAACCAGCTTAACAAAAGATTTACTAGGCAGAATTGAGTTGACACCAATCAGTTCTGCAGTGTATGATGAAGTTTACTATTGCCATAATAAAGATGGCACTACTATTGCATGGGATTACAGATTCCAGCCAGTGCTTAAATGGCTAAACTTTGGCATTACAACTTTAGCTGTAGCTAACAACAATTTGTATGGAAACTACGATGGTTTGCTTTATAACTTATATAAAGGCGCTACTAATTTAAGTATTAAATATAAGTCACCACTGCTTACTGAAGGATCGTTTTCTGAAAATAAGACGTATAAAAAGGTTTACGTTCGTTCAGAAGGTGATATAATGATTAGTATACTTATTGATTTAGAAGTTGTTGCAACTTTTGAATTAACAGATACTGCTACTCATCAGTTACAAGTTCCTCAGCAACTGCAAAGAGGTTATAGCATCCAGTTCGAAGTTAGCGGCACAGGCACAATTAATGAATTAGAATACACAGTGGGGCCAAGACAAAATGGCTAATCAATCGATAATTTCTTTACCGCCGGATATAGAAGATCCAGTAGTACTTAAGCGATTCTTAGCCAGGCTTGTTGAACAGTTAGATATTGTTTTTGGTAATAAAGCCGGCCCACAGCGACAATACGTTGATCAAGATCAGCTTGGCAAGCAAGAAGATTCAAACTTAGTAAATTTGCTAGCTTTAAGTAACAGAATAGCAGCTTTAGAAAATGAAGTTTATGATACAGATGATTATGGTATAGTTACAAATGTGGAGCGCGTTTAATGAGTACGCTACAAACTGTTAACAATAGAATTAATAGTATAACTTCTCTTGTTTCACATATGAAGCAGTTTCCTCAAGCTATTCCACCTGTTAAGCATCACTTTTCTAAAGGTGTTTATGCTCGCGAAATATTTATGCCTAAAGATATGCTTGTTGTTGGTAAAATACACAAAACTAGACACTTGAACATCATATCTAAAGGAAAGTGTTTAGTAGTTACACCAACTAGACGTCTTGAAATTGAAGCGCCGTATACTTTTGAGTCTCATGAAGGTGAGCAAAAAGTTGTATACATGCTTTCAGATGTAGTTTGGACAACTATACATTTAACAGAAAGTAAAGACCTAGCTGTTATTGAAGATGAGTGTATAGCTGAAGAATACGATGAACAATTAGTTAACAAACTAATTAACAGCTTTGGAGGTGTGCCATGGCTTGGGCAGCAACAGCAGTAGCAGGTGCCACATTAGTTAGTGGCTATATGGGTTCAAGATCAGCTGATAAAGCAAGTGACGCTGCAAGTGACGCTTCAGCTGCTCAATTGTCATTTGAATATGAAAAGTACGATGATTGGAAAGCAACGTATGGCGATCTTCAAGATAACTTAGCTGATTACTATAACAATGTAACTCCTGAATATTATGCAGCAGTTGGCGTAGAAAAATTCAATGAAGAGTTTCAAGTAGGTATGAAGCGCATTGATGAAAGTTTTGCGCAACGTGGTATTGATCCAAGCTCAGGTATATCTAATAGTATTAAATCACAAGCAGAATTAGACGCTGCTGAAACACGTGCAGATATTCGCAGAGAAGCGCCAAGGCAAGCTACTGAAGATCAAGGTAGATTTTTGCAAATTGGTCTTGGGCAAAACCCAGGTAGTTCTATTAGTAGCACTTTATCACAGCGATCAAGAGAGCAATCACTAACAGCGCAAAATGCTTCAACAGCTGCTGGCAATGCTTGGGGTGCTGCTATTCCTGCTGCTGGTAATGCTATTGAAGCTTGGAATGCAGCTCCAGCAGCGCCGCCTGCAAACACTTGGGCTAGTAATACACCTTAAGGAGTAATATAATGGCAAGTGCCCAAGAGTGGTCTGGTATTTCGCAAGGCTTTAGTCAGTTGTCACAAAACATGTCAACAGCTGATTTAAGAGCTGCACAGTTGTCTGAAGCTAAAGCTAAGCAACAGAAAGCTCAAAGAGAACTTGCTGAGTACAATAACAATGCACCTACGCGCGAGCGTACAGGTGAGCTTCAGCTTCAGCAATTAGAAGCAACAACTCGTAAAATGAATCAGCAGTCACTTGGTTCAATAACTATTAATGCTATGGACCGTTACAATGCTGATGGTAATCCACGGCATCTTAACACTTGGCTTAAAGACGCTAAGAAAAATCCAGTAGGTAATAACATCTACGGTGAAGTTGCCCGTTATGATGCACTAACTAAGTCTGAAAGCAATGACAAGCTTTTGCGTCAAGCTGGTTACAATCCTGATGACGTTTACTCAGATCCTGAGTCTGCTAGTGACATGATAGTTGTTACTCAAAATAATGGCGATCAAGTATTGTTACCTAAAGAAAAAATGTTTGCAGCAACTAGGTACACTGACTACTTAGATGACAAGGCAATGAAAAAACTTGAGTCTAAAGCGCGCATTAGTCAGATGCTTAGACAAGGACAATCGCGCAAAACAGTTGATATGAAAGAGCGCGTAGTACAAGATTTACTTGATAGCGGTAAAGCTGAAACTTTAGCTGAAGCTTATCAAATGCTTTTGAAAATGGAAGATTCTGGCAAAGGCACTGGTGTGCTTAGTTCAACAGAAGAACGTGCTGTTAACACTATTATGGAAGAGCAAAACGTTAGTTATGTTGAAGCGCTTGATACGTATTACTCAACTAAGCGTCAAGGCACTGGCACAACTAATGAGTCTCGATTTATTAAAGAGTATCAAGACAATAATCCTGAAGCTACTTATGAAGAAGCAGCTACTGAATACCGTAACATAACTAAAACTACTACTCAAAAAGAAGTAGCAGACGTTCAAACGTTGCGTCAAGGCCTTGATGAAATGGACTGGCTTAATACTAGTCAAAAAGATATGGACAGAGTTCAACGATCTCGCGTTTATCGTGACTATATTAGCCCACTTGAAGATTTGCGTAACTTTAAATTGTCAACTGAAGACAAGCGTACTATTAGGCAGCTGCGTGAATTGACAGCACTTGGCGGTACAGCCGGTACTGAGCTTACGCCCGAAGAAACAGGTTTGATTGATAGCACGCTTAACACGTTTAAAAAGTATATGTTTAATGAAGTTGGTGGTAAGAAAGCTACATCTGCATATGAAACTTTCCGTAACACTTTTAGAAACTCTTTGTACGGTTCTGCGCTTACAGACAATGAAATTAAAGCGTTTAACAAAGCAGCTGGTACTTTAGGTCAGCAGTTCCAACCTGTAATGGCTCAGCTAAAAGTACAAATGGGCACTATTAAAAACAACCTTGAATCTATTCGTGATCTTAACGACCCTGATATTGCACATTATTATACTGGTCAATCAATTGAAGAAATTGATCAGGCTATTATGGCAATTGAAGAGCGAATGAATGATCCACGTCTACAAGGCATGACATCAGCTCAAAGTTCAGGCGGTAGTGGCGTTACTGTTAAGCGGCTTCAAGAAAATGCTGAGCCAGTTGTACCTGATATTGGCGGTGATAACGTTAATGCTGAGTTTGACTTTGATGCAGCAATGGACGAGGCCGGGCTATGAAAGCTACAATCAAAGACTGCAGAGATACATTTAAGATAGGCTATGAGTCTTATGAAGCTTCACGCGATGAAGCTAACTTAGCTTGGGACATGTATCACAACCGGCATTATACTCAAGAGCAGTTAGATGTGCTTTTGCAACGTGGTCAGCCAGCAGAAACGTTCAACGTTATCAAAATGTTTGCGCGCATGCTTGTAGGTTACTACGGTACTGTTGTTAATACAGTTGTTGTGCGTCCGCGTAATCCACGTGATGTCATAACTAGTACTGTGTTAAACGATACTGTCAACTACATACTTGAGCAGAATCGCTTTGACATTGAAGGCGATCAAATTAAGCTAGGTGGTATGATATCAGGCATTCTTTGCGCATACACAGAAGTCAGAGACACAGGTGAACGTGATCAATTTGGTCGTGCGGTTAATAAAGTAACTACGCATCATGTACCTGACTATGAAATAGTTCTTGATCCAATGAGCGAGCTGGACGATTATTCTGACGCTAGCTATCTTCACCGTTTTAAATGGATGACTGAAAATGATGTCAAGAAAACGTTTGGTGCTGATGCGGTTAAGAAGATGGCACCGTATCAAAACTTTGTCAATGCCAAAGAAGCAGACTTTGAATTTAAATCACAAACTAATGCTTCAAGTAATAACTACAGCAGCAATTACGGCTTTTCCGGTTATTATAGAGTTCACGATAATTACTTAATTGTGCACACTGTAATTGAAGATGATGAGGGTAAGCGCTGGTCAATTTATTGGCACGATAATACTATACTTCAGCAAGATGAGATTACTTACAAAAAAACTAAGTGGCCTTATCGTGTTCAAAAGTTGCATAGTTCTAATAAGACTGAGTACTACGGTATCTTCCGTGAAATACTCGAATCTCAAAAAGCTATTAACCAAGCTTTGCTGCAGATTCAGTTGATGGCTAACACAACTAAGGTCTTTGTAGAAGAAGGCGCTGTAGACAACATTGAAAACTTTAAAGTGCTGGTTAACAGAGTTAACAGCGTTATACCAGTTAACAGTTTAGCTGGTGTACGTATTGATCAAATGTCTAAAGAAGTACTTGACCAGTACACATTGATTGACAAAGCACTTGATCGTATTCAACGCGTGCTTGGTATTAATGACAGCTTTTTAGGTATGGCTTATGCAAGTGATTCAGGTCGTAAAGTAAAGCTTCAGCAAAGTGCTACTATAATGTCACTGCGCTATTTTACTGCACGTATTGAATCATTTTATCAGTCGCTTGCTGCAGACATTGCTAACTTAGCTAAGCAGTACTATCGCGCTTCTCAGTTTTTGCGAATCACAGACGAAATGACAGGTATTCGTTGGGTTGAAATTAACAAGCCAATGGAAATGTTTACAGGTAAAATGGACGCCCAAGGCCAACCAGTATTTAAGCCTATTCTTATGGAAGTTATTGACCCAGCTAATGGTGAAATAATGGAAGATAATGAAGGCAATATATTGCTTGCGCCTATTGCTGAAGACGGTACTGACTTTGAGTTTAGCAACTTTGACATCAAGATTGAATCTTCTAGCTATAATGACGAAGATGAAAAAGGCCAGCTAATGCTTGAGTCTGTTATGTCTGGGCAAATTGGTCAAATGCTTGCTAACGTTAATCCGGCTGGCTTTTTCAAAGTGTCTTCTTTAGCTATGAAAACTATGGGTACTAAGTATAGCCCTCAAATTTCAGCTATCTTGGAACAGACTGCTCAACAATTAGGTGGTGATCCACAAGCTGAACAAGAAGCATCAGCTATGGCACAAGGTCAACAACCTTCACAACAGCCTCAGAGTCGAGCGTTGAAGTTGCCACAAAATACTAACGAGGCGTAATCATGGCTATTGGACCTATAATTAAGTCAGTGCTCAAAGAAACAATCAAAGACTTGCCAGAAGATTATGCTCGTAAGTCAGGCAAGACTGCTACTGCTGAACTACTTAAAAAAGGTGTTAAAAAAGAAGAGCTTGACTTCTCAGGGATTGAGATTCCTGAAGGCTATGTAACTAAGCAGGTTTTGGCTGATGCTGAGTCTAAGCGCAAAGATAAATTTTTTACTACTGAATCTGAAACTCAGTTTAACAGTATTACTTTAGGTGACAACGCTAACAACCCAACCTACCGCGAAAAAGTAGTAGAGTTTAAGCGTGCAGATCAAGTAAATACTGATGAGTCTGTGCGATCTTCTCACTTTCCTGAGCAAGAAGATTACGTGATGCACACTCGTATTTATGACGAGACAATTGATAATACACCTACTCGCGTACTTACTGAGATTCAGTCTGATGTATTTCAATCTGGAAAAGGTGAAGGCTTACCATTTCAAAAGACTTGGTTGCGTAAAGGTATTGAGCGTGAACTTGTTGACGGCATTAAAGAAGGTCGTCAACAGTTAGCTATACCTATTTCTGGTAAAGTTGAAGACTTATACAGATCTCCAGGCGTACAAAAGTGGTACGAGACATCTGTATTAAACACTGCTAAAAAAGTAGCCAAAGAAACTAACTCAGATTTTAAGATTGTGTCTGGTAATAAGCCAACACCAATAAATTTGCCTTTTGGGCAAAAAGAAATAGACGCTTTTCAAAAAGCTCATCAACTTCAAGATGTTTCAAGTGAAGATTTACAAAACTTTATTGTGTCTTATAGCGCAGAATTTGATAAGTTGAATCCAGGTACTGAAGTGGATTTATACGGCATAGTCGCAGATATTGTACGAGGCAAAAGTTTACAGCAAATTGCAGATCGCACAGATACTCTGCGACTAAGTACTGTAGCTAGTCAACTATTTGAGGAAGGTAGAGCTGACGAATTTAGTGCACTGTTTAAAGAACACTACAACATGAATATGACATTAGATGAGTTTAGAGCAATGACTCGATCTGAGCGCGTGCCTATTGTCCAAAAAATGCGTAGAATACAAGTACCAGTTGACAGCTCGGTTAGCTATGCTGTGATTGCTCCGCGTTCTACAAACTTTTCCACTAGTTTGTATACATCGCCTGTGGCTGGTGCATTTGTTGCTTATCAAGCTTACAAAGCTGGCATGTCACAAGAAGCAGTAGAGAAAAAGCTAACTGAAGAATACGAATACGATGAAGAAGATATTGCTGAAGTTCGCCAGCGTGTAGACATGATTACCAAAGCGCAAGAAGCAGGCATGAGTATTGAAGATATTAAAACTAAAATGGAAGGTAGAGAAACAGTAGCTACTACCAAATCTTCAGAGCCAACTAAGTCTAAAAAGTATTCAAGCGGTGTTGCAGGTATGGCTGAAGCTATGCGTGACGGCGGTACTACAGACATAGTCGGTGACGCTAGACGTAATCGTGGCGGACAAGGACCTACACCTAAAGAACAAAACTACGACAAGATTGTAGATGAAACTGTTGAGATGACAGCTGAAGAACTTGTTAGCTCTTTGAAAGTTATTCATCCGACAATGGTGTCTGATACGTTAACTACTATTCCTGCTTTCTTTGGCAACAAAGAAGCTAAGCAGCGTTACGATGTAGCACGTGAGTCTAGCCGTAAGCGCATAATTGACACAGCTAAGAATAGTTACGGTCTTGACTTGGTATGGTCACCTGAAGGTGTAGCAACTGAAGGCTTTTACGCAAATACAGAAGAAGGCTTAGTTGAAGTTACACCAGGTTTTTGGGAAGACATTAAAAAAGTATCAGGTGAAATTGTTGGTGGTGTAGGCGGCGCTATTGCTGGAGCTAAAGCTGGCGCTATGCTTGCTCCACCTACACCTTGGACTAAAGCAGCCGGCACGGTTATTGGCGCTGCTCTAGGTGGTATGGGCGGCGCTGTAGGTGGCTCACAGGTAGACTACTTGTATCAAGCAATTAAGCTACAAGAAGATATAGAAGCTGAAGCTATGGCTTACAGCGCGCTTAATGCTTTTGAAGCTGCTGCAATTGGTGAGACAATTGGTTATCCAATAGTTAAAGGATTTGGTACAGGTTGGAACGGTATAATTAAAGCTAAGAACTATGTGCAAACAGGTGAGATACGTTCTGCTTATCAATCGCTTAAAGACACAACGTTTCTTAACGACGATCAAATTGCTGACATTGTAACACAGTTAGAAAAGCATTCTACAATGTCAGGCAATCAGTATGAGAAAGGTATTCAAGCTGTAGCACTGACTGAACCAGGAATGCAAGACCTAGTTCGTGCTGCAGCAGGCACGCATCCTAAAGCAGGGTCAGCTACAGCTAACCTAGTTACAGCTCGCGCAGAAGATGTATTGCTTCAGACAGCCGAGCTTACGGATGAGCAAGTGCCTCGCATGTTAGCTCAAGATTTGAAGAATTATACTATTGATGTTAAAGACCAGTATGCACGTGTCAAAGCAATGGCAACGCAATCACCTAAGGGTCTTAATTTTCAGTGGAACATGGAAGACTTAGCTATACAACCGGTGATGGATGACTTGTATAAAAAGCTAGTTGATCCTGCTACTAAAGAAAAGTTTATGTTGCAAATGCAGCGTGTTAACGGCATGTCTGAAACTCATAAGTATGGTGACTTACTTGAGTTAAGACAAACAGTTAATGACTTTTTGTTTAACACTAAAATAGCTAAAGCCGATGACAAAGACTCTATTCGCAAAGTGCTTAACAATATTGATAATGCAATTGAAGAAGGCGCTGAAAGCGT